TGGAACTATTTAGCTTCTCGTCTAAGAACAACTGACCCCACAATACAAACATACTTACGTTGTACTGCTAACCCCGGTGGTGTTGGTTCTCATTGGGTTAAGAAAAGATACATCGAGCCATCAGAGTCTCACAGAAGTGTTGAAGGTAAAGATGGACTAACTAGAAAATTTATTCCTGCTAAATTAGCAGACAACCCCTACCTTGCTGAAGATGGTGTTTATGAGCAGATGCTTAAGTCTTTACCGCCTATACAACGTAGACAACTTCTCGAAGGTAACTGGGATGTAGCAGAAGGAGCAGCATTTGTAGAGTTTGATCCACTAGCTCATGTAATTATTCCTTTTCAACTACCATTACATTGGGAAAGAGTTAAGGCAGTTGACTATGGATACGCTGCAGAGTCCTGTTGTTTATGGGGTATAATGGATACAAATGATGGTACATTAATAATATATCGAGAATTATACAGAAAAGGCTTGACAGGAGAAGAATTAGGTAGTATAATAACAAGTATGGAGCTAGAAGACCCTTACTCGGTCTCAGGTGTATTAGATACAGCAGCATGGGCTAGAACAGGAACTACTGGACCGACTGTTGGAGAAGCATTAGTAAAAGCAGGACATAAACTTAGACCTGCTGATAAAAATAGAATGCAAGGAAAGATTCAAATACACGAGTTTTTAAAGGTTCAAGATAATGGTAGACCTAAGTTACAGATATTTAATACATGTCCTAACTTAATAAGAGAACTACAAAGTATACCACTATCTAAAACTAATCCTGAAGATGTAGATACACATGCTTCAGACCATGCATATGATGCATTGCGTTATATGATAATGAGCAGACCTAGAATGGTTAGCACGTTTGATAGGATGAGAGGATTAAAAAGAGATTTACATCAACCATCTGATGCAACATTTGGTTATTGATACAAACAGACACAAAGGAGAAAAGGATGAATCAGAATGCAAGAAGAGTTATTAGGGTAGTACCTGTTATTACAGCAGACGCTTACGCTGACAACGATGTTTTATTTAATAACACAGAAATACCTTTAGCTGTAGGTAAACAAGGAGAATGTTCTAAACTTGTATCGGCTATGATTATTTCTAAATCTACTCAGGTATTTGACGGAGAATTGTTTTTCTGTCAAACTACTCAGTCTGTAGGTGCAGCTAACTCAGCACGAAATATATCTGATGCTGATTTTGCAGCAGCAAAAGTACTGGGAAGGTTGACACTTGATGGTTCAGCTGATGACTACACCTACGGTGGTGGTAAAGTATTTAACTTTGATATAAATTTAGAAGGAGCAGGAGCAACTGACGGAGACGTTGTATCTAAACAAAGATTCCCTCTTTTATTACAGGCAGCTACAGGAACTACAAGTGTATTCTGTTTCATGCTTTTATCAGGAACAGATGTTACTCCTAACATGTCGGTAGGTGATTTAGAATTAGTACTCGGTGTAGAGTATTAATTGCTATGGCAGACAAAGATAATACATTTTTAAATGCTGACAACATCTATATGGATGTTGAAGGAGAAACTGGTAAAGCTTTAGAACTTGAGTTTAGTCAACAGACAAATCTTGTAGGTATTATTAAAAATAGATTTCAAGTTGCAGAAGATGCAAGACAAACGGATGAAACACGTTGGTTAAAAGCTTACTCTAATTATAGAGGACTTTACAATAAGTCCGTTAAGTTTAGAGACTCTGAAAAGTCTCGTATATTTGTAAAGATTACAAAAACAAAAGTGTTAGCTGCCTTTGGTCAGTTAATTGATGTAATTTTTGGAACAGGTAAATTTCCAATAGGAATTACAGAAACTCATATACCCGAAGGGGAAATGGCTTCTGCCCATCTTGATACTCAGAATGGTGCCCCCGGTCTTGAAAGTACAATGGGCGGCGGAGAGTTACCAGATGATATTGATGGAAATGCATTAGACAACCCATATGATGTAGGCTATGAAGGGGACGGTAAAGTATTAAAACCCGGAGCTACTTTGGGTCGAGGTATGTTTACAGAGAGTGTTGAAGATCAAGTAGAAGATCAATTAGTAGAAGGATTTAGTCCTATACCTACTGTGTTAGAAATCTCTCCAGCTCAAAAAGCTGCTAGACGTATGGAAAAATTAATCCATGACCAAATTGATGAATCAAAAGGTTCATCTGAAATTAGAAATGCTCTTTTAGAATCTGCTCTGCTTGGCACAGGGATTGTAAAAGGACCATTTAACTTTAACAAAAAACTTCACAAATGGGAAGATGGTGAAGAAGGTGAAAGAAATTATAACCCTTTAGAAGTTAGAGTACCAAGAATAGAGTTTGTCAGTTGTTGGGATTTTTATCCTGACCCTTCTGCCACAAACATAGATGAGTGTGAGTTTGTTGTTCATAGACACAAAATGAACAAGTCACAACTTAGAGGGCTTCGTAATATGCCTTACTTTAATAAAGACGCTATACGAGATTGTATAATTCAAGGTGCAAACTACGAAGAAAAAGATTTTGAAAGTCAATTAAAAGATGACGCTAGAGCTGATGAATATCAGTCTAACTTTGAAGTTATAGAATACTGGGGAATCATGGATGCAGCTTATGCCCGTGAAGTAGGTATTGAGTTATCGGACTCTATTGATGATTTGGACGAGGTTCAGATCAATGCTTGGGTATGCGGAACTCAATTGTTAAGAGCAGTAGTGAATCCATTCACACCTTATAGGTTGCCTTACCATGCTTTCCCATACGAAAGAAACCCATATAATTTCTTTGGTATAGGTGTTGCAGAGAACATGGATGATTCTCAACAGATTATGAATGGTCATGCACGTATGGCTGTAGACAACTTAGCAATGGCTGGGTCACTGGTATTCGATGTAGATGAGTCAGCCTTAGTAGGCGGACAATCTATGGAAATATATCCGGGTAAGATTTTTAGAAGACAAGCTGGAATGCCGGGACAAGCTATACATGGTTTGAAGTTTCCTAATACAGCTCCAGAAAACATGATGATGTTTGACAAGTTCAGACAACTCGCAGATGAGCAAACAGGAATACCTAGTTACTCACACGGACAAACAGGCGTACAGAGTATGACAAGGACTGCTTCAGGCATGTCTATGTTACTAGGTGCATCAAGTTTAAATATTAAAACAGTTGTCAAGAATCTTGATGACTTTTTATTAAGACCTCTAGGTGAAGCTTTCTTTCAATGGAACATGCAGTTCTTTGAAGGCGGTCTAGATGTCAAAGGTGATTTAGAAGTAAGAGCTACTGGAACAAACAGTTTAATGCAAAAAGAAGTAAGAAGTCAACGATTGACTACATTCTTACAAACTACGCAAAATCCTGCTATTGCTCCTTTTGTTAAAATTTCTAAACTTGTTAGTGAACTTGCCTACAGCTTAGACTTGGACCCAGATGAAATTCTGAATAATCCAGAAGAAGCTGCAATGATGGCACAAATTATAGGAATGCAAAATGTTGGACAAACAACTAGCCCTGAAACTCAAAGCCCTGACGGGCAACCCGCTAATATGGGAGGCGTTCAAGGAGCACCTCAACAACCTCAAGACCTTGGAGTTACAGGCACTGGTGGTGGCAACATCGGAATCGGAAATGTTCCGCAGTCAGGGGAGAGTGAATTCTCTGGTACGCCTAGAACAACTGGACCTACAGGTTAAAGAAGCAATTACTAGAAAGGAAGAAATATGAATTTATTAGAAGACGATGAAAAAAGAATAGGGTATGCTGATGGTCCCGGAGATGTTTATGATGACTTTGAAAAATCAAATAGCACTTTTATTAGAGAACTTGCAGAATTACAAACTGCTGATAAACCTAAAAAAAACATGGGTGAAAAAGCAGCTAACTTTCTTTTTGGAGATGATTTAAAAAGTCATATAAAATCTGAAATTAATTCTAAAGCAAAAACTGCAAGACAAATGGGATTTAAAAACTACCCTCCTAGTTACTATACTAATAAAATAGCTGCAGAAGTAAAAGAAATAGAAAAAAATAAAAACCCTTTATTAGAAACTAGACAAGTTAGAAATGAAGGTGGTTCTTTATTAGAAAACGATATGGTTATGGAAGAACCAATGGTGAAAGAACCAATGATGGAACAACCAATGATGAAATTAGAAGAACCAGAAATGGATTCTGATAGTGAAATGGAAAAAGAATTTTTAGATTTTGTACTTGATGAAGCACTATCTCCTGAAGAAGAAGATATGCTTATGTCAAGACTTGAACAAGACGAGGAACTTGCTATGCTTTTTGATAAAGTTATAGACGTTGCTCAAGAATTTGCTGGGTCCGGTCCTGTTGAAGGTCCGGGTTCAGGAGTCTCTGATTCGATACCCGCAAGGTTATCTGATGGAGAATTTGTCTTTACTGCTGCATCTGTAGAAGAAATCGGAGCCGACAATTTAATGGCAATGATGAAAGACGCAGAAATGAAAGCAGAAGAAAGACAAGGTTTAGTTGAAGGCGGAATGCCTGATGAAGAAGAAACTGTTACTATGAAAGTGCAAGAGCAAAAAGAACCAAAAGTTCAAATTGCAAAAGCTACTGTAAATAGTACCAGAGGGTTATTAGATGAAGATGAAATATCTAAAGGTATTAAATCTAAAATGATGCTCGATCCTGATCAGCGACACGTCCGAAGCTAACCACTAACCGATAGAGCTACCCTACTTGTAGGCACTCTATCAAAACAAACCGAACGGCTACCTTTACAAACAAGCCCTCTAGTCGACATAGAGCTACCTTGTGAACGAAGCCCTTAGTAGGAGAAAGAAGATGGCTAATACAGTCAAAGAAGAAACGCCAAACCCTTATAATCAAAATAAGACATGGCACGAAGGAGAAGATAAACCTTTTGTATCATCTAACAGTGTATACTTTGAAGAACCAAAGAATAGATTGTTTGAAAGCGATGACATTAATGAAGTGGAAGCTGAAGGAAGTGTCAACACAGAAGCCTTGGAATCAAAGAAGGACGAACCTTACAAGAAACCAGACTACAAGAAACGCTATGATGATTTAAAAAAACATTATGATTCTAAACTTGATGAGTTTAAATCTAGAGAACAAGAGTTAATGGACGAAGCTACTAGTAATAGACCAGCTTACCAAACTCCAAAGTCTCCAGAAGAACTTGAAAAATTCAAGAATGAATATCCTGATGTGTACGAAGTTGTAGAAACAGTCGCTCACTTGCAAACAGAATCTAAAGCAAAAGTTCTAGAAGAACGCCTTAGTAAACTTCAACAGCGAGAGGACGATCAAATACGACAAAGTGCAGAAGAAAGGTTAATGAATAAACATCCTGATTTTGAAGATATCAGAAACAGTGATGATTTTCATGAGTGGGCAAAAGAGCAACCAAAGTCTATTCAAGATTGGATATACGAAAATGCTTCTGATGCTAACTTAGCTTCACGTGCTTTAGATTTATTTAAAAAAGATATTGGTATAGAAACTAAAGTGACTAAGTCATCTTCTAACAAACCGACTAAACAATCTGCTGCTGATATGATATCCACTAAAACAACTAGTGTAGATACCCAGCAAGAGAGAGTTTGGTCCGAAAAGGAGATTGCTGCAATGAGCATGGCAGAGTATGATAAGTATGAAAGTGCTATCAGCGAAGCTTGGCAAGAAGGCAGAATCACAAAATAAACTATATAGTTTAATTAATAAACTATAACTACAAGGAGAATATATCATGGCTCAATTTTTTGAACCGAGCACGGATACAAATGCTAACTTTGCTAACTCTGTTGCAGGACAAACTAATAGTTTCTTTTTACCTTCGGTTTACTCTAAAAAGGTCCTAAACTTTTTTAGAAAATCGTCTGTAATTGAAGCTATCACAAACACCGATTATTCCGGTGAGATATCTGCATTCGGAGACTCTGTAAAGATTATCAAAGAACCCGTCATTTCTGTAGAAGCCTACGTAAGAAATGCCGACACCACAGAAACCAGACTAACAGATGCTGAAACATCTCTAGTTGTTGATAGTGCTAACGCATTCAAATTCATCGTAGATGATATTGAGAGCAATATGTCACATGTCAACTTTAAAGAAGTTGCTTCAAGTTCTGCTGCATACGCATTGAAAGATGCTTACGATGCTGCTGTACTAGTTACTATGTTTGCTGGATTATCTGCTTCATCACCTAACCACGTTTTAGGTTCCGACAGTGCTGTTGATTTAGCAGCTGGAACTTTTGACGGCACAGGTGGACTAGATATTGGTTTTGGTTCTAGCGAACATGACCCTCTAGACCTCATGGGTAGAATGGCAAGACTATTAGACGAACAGAACGTACCTGAAGAAGGTCGTTGGTTTGTTGCAAGTCCTGACTTCTACGAGGTTTTGGGACAATCTAGTTCTAAATTACTTTCTGTCGACTATAATGGTGGACAAGGTTCTATTAGAAACGGATTAGTATCAAGTGGAAAATTACGTGGATTTGACATGTACAAATCAAACAACATTGCTGCAACATCTAATGCTGCTGGTAAATGTTTGGCTGGTCATATGTCATCTACTGCAACTGCTAACACAATCCTTTCAACAGAAGTGTTGAGAGACCCAACATCGTTTGGTGACATTGTGCGTGGTCTTCATGTCTATGGTGCGAAA